TCTGTTTCGTAGATTTCTTTGTGCTCTTCGCCGTATTTAGCGTACTCAAGACCGAACAATGCGTTCAAGCCGGGGAGTAATTCTTTGAGCAGTTGTGCGCGTGAAATAGCCATGATTTAGCTCCTTAGATGCCAACGGCGTTAGTGAAAGCGGAAGCGCCGGGATTGAACTTAACAAACACTTCAGTGTAAGTATCGGTCAATGGGGAAGCGAAACCAATAATCTTAAACGCAGCGGCAGTAGTAACTACTGTGCTTTCCAAGGCGCTGGTAGAGTTACCTGTACGGGTAGAACCTGTAGAAGTAGACTGAGCAGCAGCAAAGAAAGTGTTTGCGCCAAGGGCAGCTTGAGTAACTTGACCATCCAATTGAGCTTGGAAAGTCACGTTAGGGTCAGTGATAACGTATGCAGTCACCACGCCGGTTGTGCCGGAGGGATAGTACTGACCGTAAATCTGCTGGCCTTGTGCGTTGATGTATGAAGCACCAACAAAAACGCCCCAAGCACCAAGACTAGAGCCACCAAGGTTGTTGGTAGTTAAGTCTGCGCCAGTAGCGGTGGACAAAGCGATATAACCGTCTGCATTAATGAGAACAACTTGGCCATAGAACAAGTTGGACGCAAGACCTGCTGGGTCAATCAGGAACTGACTCGTAGCGCCAGCATAAGGCATGCCATCGTTACGATTAATGGGACGTAGCCCATAGGGAGCATTGGTAGTTGACATTTAAGTCTCCAAAAAAATTAAGTACCTTTTCCGAAAGTGACCGTGGACTTACGTTCTTTAAACATAGGCATCCTCGGATCATTTTCGCGCATGTAAGTGTTGTCTACTGACTGCATTTGTGCTTCCGCTTGATTGCGGTAGTACGCATTGCGCTGTTCAGTAAGCTCCACAGGTGTTTTGCAAAGCAACAAACCGCCCACTTGAACGCTGTCAGGAAACTTGGCATTGCCGTCAGAACCAAACATACGAATCTCAGGGTGGTCAGAAGCCCTAACGGGTTCCCAGCCTTCGCGTAACTTACCGGAAATATTGGTGGCGTCGTCTTTCCCTAACGAGGCAATCCTGATCCAGCGATACGCATAGCCTGCTTCCGGAGTAGGATCAGGCAGAAGTTGAGGGGGCATCCATTGTTTTGGGCGCTCCATCTTTTCGCGTGTATCAAGTTCGCGTGTCATACGGTTAGATTTTTCCATAATTATTTCCTCATTTCTTCAGCAACCTTACGGGCGTATAGTTCCAACGGAACTCCCAACCGCTTGGCGATATTCACCTGTGTCTGCGTAAGCACGATCTTTTTAGGCGCTGTGCTACGGGTTGCAGGTGCAACAACGTTGGACTTAGTGCGTTGAGGTTTCGCATCAACGGACTCTTCGGCTCCAAACTGATCCGAGAATCTTTCCCTAATGTCAGTATTGATACGTCTATAGTATTCATCACTGCCACTTGGTATTCCTTCACCTACCAAATCTTCATGTAAGCCTAGGGCATAGGCTGTCATTCGCTTGTTGCTTCCAAACCACTGATTTTGGTCTTGCCATGCAAGTAGTTTTTCATCAACTGGCGCAGCTCTGGTGGGCTGTTGAGTGATTTGTACAGGAGTTTCTTCTTCCTGTAAAGGGGTTGGTTTAAAATTATTTACCTTATCTGCGCGAATTTTTGCAGTAGTGAGGGCTTCCTGCGCCTCAACTAACTTATCAGAATCACCAGATTCGTAAGCTTCTTTGTACATGCGCTTAGCGTTTTCTACTTCGCTAGACACTACTTTCTTGGCTTGCTCTAATAGTGCAGTCTGGTTCTGATTAACAGACCCCTTGAGTTTTTTGTTCTCCTCAAGCACGGATTGCGCTAAACGAATAGCTTCGTCTTTTTCACGTTCCGCTGTCTCTTTTGCGCGACGTTCTTCGTGATAACCCTTGGTAAAGTGCTTGATGCGCTTTTGTACACTCTCGTCGTACTTGGCCAACTCCTCATCTGTCACCTCTTTAGGAGGTTCAGTCATAGGTTTGCGACCACGATCTTCGGGGGGCGTGTCGTCTACGACTTCTATAACCGGTTTGTTTTCCCCCTCGACTTCAAACTCAACTTTGTCGTCAGCTTTCGCTTCTTCCTTGTTAACTTCGTCAGGGAATTTAAATTCTTCTCTTTCGGCCATGATTTACTCCTTAGTTAGGGCGTTGGATACCACGGGGGTCTTGCACAACAGCCTGAATGGAGTCATCATTGATGAGTCTCCACTCTGTACCATGAATCTTCATGCGGGTTCCGGTGTTAGGACGTACTAACACAAAGTCACCAACTTTACAGCTTGGGCCAGATGGAAAACGTTTCTCGTCTTTGAACGCATCAGGGCCAATCTTCGCAACAAACAACACGGGGGATAGAAGCTCCTCGTGGTACATAGCTGTAGCGGACTTTAAAATACCAGTCTCGCTAAACTCTTCTTCTGCCTTGGGCAACATACACAGGATGTGGTACGTCGCTGGATCCGGCACTTGTTTGGCTTTCTCTTCGGCGGAGGTGTTGAGCACACCGCTTAGATCAACCGCACTAACATCAAATTCAGTCATCTTCATATTCCTTAGTTTTACGCACGAGGTCAGCAAGTTCATACTGCGCGGTTTGCAGACCTCGGATAGTCCCGCACAGTTCTTTGTAGTGATCGTGGGATTTAGCTCCACCAGCACTTACAACATCGACCAACTGCTTGACGTGTTCCTCAAGCTTCCCGTTCAACACTTCAAGCAAATTAGCCATCATTCATCCTTTTTCGTAGGTTTGTTCTGCTGCATCGCAGCTCTTCTCGCGGCTTCTTCAGCGTGACTTAGTTTCTGGGCATGAACTTGCCCGCCGTGAGCCAGCTTCTGCTGATGCACTTGCCCGCCGTGAGCCATCTTCTGCTGCGCCTGAGCTTGTTGCATCATCATCTGTTGTTGTTGCTGAGCTTGCGCTTGCTGCAACTCCATCTGTTTAGCCGCCATCTCTAGAGCATGCAACTCTTGCGCTTGAGCAATCTCTTGCTGTAGTCGCATCGCAGCCAACGCTGGATCCTCGCCAACTCTAGCTGCGCTCTCTTGTGCCTTGAGTGACAACTCTTCAGCCTTGAGCTGCAAGTCACCCTTGACCTTAAGCGCTTTGATATCAGCTTCTTGTTTCTTGATCTGCAGTTCAGCTTGCTGCATCTGAATGATCGGATCTTGAGCCTGCGCCATCGCTTGCTGCTGAGCTGCCTTGGCTTTATCCATCTGCAAGAGCTGCGTCGCGGCCTGCGCCACAAGTTTAGACACCTGCACTTCAACGTTGTTATCAAGCTGTGCATCTGGTGCTGGCAATGTTGCACCCAACTGCTCTTGAACTTTCTGACGGTACGAGAACGCCAAGTGCTCCGCAACGTGGGCCATGATCGCGCCCTGCATCTGCTGAGCCATAGGGCTCTGACCAATCTGGCCCATGATCATGGGGTCCTGCATCATGCTGGTATGAACAGCAATGTGTGCATCGTGGTCTTGGTGGATGAACGCTTTTGTAGGTTTACCAGTCAGGAACGACATGTTCTCCGACACGGGGTCGCGTGGGGTCTGGTCATCATCAATGGGCACTAACTTATCTGCGTTCTTGATGCCAAGCACCTCGATCATCTGTCTGTGAAGTTGCGGCAAGTCATAGATCTGTGGAGCACCTTGAGCCAACTGAATCACAGCCTGATACTGCATGATGCGCTGAGCCATCGTTGCACTGTTGGGATCTGACACAGGAATCACTGACACCATGTCGTAGTCAGCTTGCTTCGCTTTTCTATCACCCTCAACTGGATCGAAGCTGTACTCTGGCGGAGTGTGATCACGAATGATGTCACGCAGGAGCTGAAACTCTTGCTTCATGCTGTAGTGAACACGAGCCTGAACTGCAGACATTGTCTTGAGCTGACGCTCCAAGAGAGCTAGCGTTGTACCGACAGGTGCGTTAGCAGACATATCGCTGATGTTCATATCAGCAATAGAACCCAGACGACGGCCTTCTTCTGTTATGCGGTCAAGCAACCCCGCCAAAACTTGACTTGGCTCTTTGTACGGCAGGGGCATGATGTTGTCACGCACTGAACCTGACGGCACATCTACATCACGGAACTCACCGGGGTTGATCGGCGTGTCATCTCCCTTGATACGCAAGCCGCGTGCTTTAAGGCCGCCGGGCAAGTTACTCAGTGTGCCCGCATCAACAAGTTGTCGAATCAGGGACGTACCAGCACGGGCGTAGCCACCGATCAAGTGAATCAAACCTAGACCATAAGCACCAAAACCGGGGACGTATGTGTACTGCACAAAGTGCTGGCGCTTTAACTTGCGCTTGTCATCTTCTTCCCAGTTGCGGCGAATAGCCAGAACTGTGTTTGTGCCACGCTCGATTGTGATGATATACGGCAGAGCGATACCATCTTCATCTTCATAACCGGGCAGGTCGTAGTCGATGTGCACTTCCAAGACTTGGTAGCGGTCATCGTCCGTCAGTGAGTAACCCTGATCCTCGGCTTTCTTCTTCTCCACATCTGTGTGGATCGAGACAGGCTCACCCAAATCTTCATCAACGTAGAAGCCTGCAACCTGCAACTTCTTCATCTCATTTTTGGTCTTACGCATCACATGCGTGAGTCGTTCAGCAGTGGCCGCGCTCGATGCACCGTAAGGTATGATGATGTCTTCAGCGGGGATGAACATCGCAATCTGACGATCAAGCGATGGGTCAAAATAAACTTTCTTGAATGCCGCGCCCGCGAGACCTAGGTTGTATAACATGCGCTCATGTTCTGGGCGATACTCAGTCATCACCTCGGTGAGCTGATAGTTCATGTCATCTCTTACACGCTCAGCCGCCTGCTCTTTAAGTTTATCAATTGCGCCGACGATCTCGGTTTTGACCGGACCCTGAGCAGGGAACGTTTCAATGATAGTCTCGCTTTGGAACCGTACAGCAGCTTCTGTGAGTACCGTTGAGAAAACACCGCAAGCACCGAGCCACGGTTCAGTACGCTCTTCATACTTCATCCCCAAAACATCAAGACCTTTGACATACATATCAACCCACTCTTTGCGGGAGTTAATGTCAGCATCTACCATCTCAATAATGTCGCTTGCTACTTTCGCCAGCTCGCTCTTATCCATGTCTTCTGCTAAGTTAGCATCAAAGTCCTCGGCCTTTTCCTCGGGCATCAAGTCAATCTCCATGCCGTCTAGTCCGATGCGAACACCCTCGGGATCCTCAATCTCTATCTCAATCACGGGCTCATCACCCATATCTTCCAATGCACTTAAACCCAGCGGGGCTTGCGACAGTGAGGGAACCATATTCGTAGCCATATCTATCCTTAGTAGTACGCAGCTTTCTTGCTGCGAAAATATCTTTCTTCTTCAGGCTCGTCGCTTGGCAAGCGAATAAACCCGCCTTGTCTAAACCGCATGAGCGCTAGTGTTGTTGAGTCAACCAAGTCATCATTTGTGCCCGACGGAAAGTCGTTGCATTCTTCAATAACTTCTCTTGCCCATCTGCGATCCGGTGCAAACACCACTCCACCTTGGAACAGTGCAGAAACCGCGTTCACCCGTGCGATCTTATCTTGTCCTTTACCCGGAGTAAACTCTCCGACAGGCACGCCCATCCGTCTAAACTCTTGGTAAAGCGCCGAGCCGTTGGACTTCTTCTCAACAATAAACACATCAGGCTCCCACTCTTTGTACTCCTCAAGCACCAAGGCTTTAAGGTCTGGGTACTCCAGTCGCTTCTTAATTGAGTTGAGCAAAATAATCGCGTAGTTGTTTGTCTCTTCGTTAAAGAACACACCCCACACAGTCAGAGCGTTGTAGTCAGCCCTGTTGTTAGATTCCTGCGCCGCGTCAAGACTCATAATCGTAAACTCGCACTGAGGCGGGTCGTCCTTTTCCCAAATCTGCCACCACTCCCGTTTGAGTAGTGCGCCTTCTTCAGAGACAGGGTTCTGCATGTACTGGGCCTGCCAATACCGGGGGTCCATACCTGCCTTTTTACCCAGTAATTCTTCAAGCGACCAAAAGTCACCCCACAGCGGCTTTTCATTCAAAATGGCAGGGAACTCTACAATCTCCCACTGGTCAACATCTTCCTCTTTGGCCATCTGGTTCACGATCATTCCGGTTAAGTCAAGTTTTGACCACCTTGTCATTACTATAATGATAGAGCCACCCGGCATAAGACGCTGGAGAGGGCCAGACTGAAACCACTCCCAAGCAGGAAGAAATACGTCCGGTCGCCCAGTCTTAGCTTCTTGTTCCGAATGAGGGTCGTCAATAATAAATAGATCAGCGCCACGACCAGCAAGAGCGCCTCCGACACCAATAGCAAAGTATTCTCCGTTGAAATTTGTGCCCCAACGTGACGCAGACTTACTGTCAGCTTGCAATTCGATCTGCGGAAACACGTCCCGATACGACTCAGAACCCACCAAATTACGCACTCTACGGCCAAAATTCACGGCTAAATCAGCCGTGTGAGAGGCCATAATGATCTTTTTATGCGGGTATTTACCTAGAAACCACGCCGGTGCAAGGTAAGAAATCATCTCTGACTTACCGTGACGGGGGGCAATGTTCACAATAACCCGTCTTTTCTTACCATTTGCAATGTCTTCGAAGATTTTGGCTAGTCTTTTGTGGTGTGGACCCACTTTATAGCCCGGATATACGTGGTCAATGAAGGTTAAGAAGTCATCTTTACCCACTTCTTGCACGGATTCACTGTCGTACGTCTTCAAAAGCTCCAAAGTATGGATTTTTTGCTCCAACGGCATCGTTGGAAGCGCGTCTTTGATGGCTTTTAGCTGTTCAGGCGTTATCTTCACTGCGGATTACCTTGGCCTGTACATCAATTGTGCGTTTTTCCAGCTTAGCAAGCGTCTCAAGCAGTTCTTTTTCCACTTCTTCAAGGGATTGCTGCTTGTGAGTGACTTCAGTGCGCTTTTTAAATGCATCAACACCGTCTACATCACCTAATGCCTTGATTGCACCGAGTCTGACGGTACTGTTTGGGTTCTCTGTTTCGGCAACGAGCTTGTTGACAACGTACAACTTGAAGTCTGCCAGCTCCCGCACGATCATGTGGTCGTACTCAGCCACCATACCGGCAAGATATGCAATGGTTTCGTTAGGGTACTTGGCTAAATCGGGTGTTGTTTTATTAGCAACAACCTTTTCCATCAACTCAAGGGCTTGGCCTCGGTTCTCAGGGGTAGGTTCTATGGGAGTCCCATTCAAATCAGAGATCATTTTGACCGTGCGGGCACGCATCTCAATCTCTTCCTTTGGGGAAAGAGGGGGCATAGCCTCGGTGGCTGAGGCTGGTAGCGGAATATCCGCTTCAACATTAGGCATCATCTGCATAAGAGGGAATCGCACTCCTATAAAAGTCAGGTACTAGCCGCTCAATCGCTAGCTTTCGGAAAAAGTCTTTGCACAGCTTTCCCTGAGAAATAAATATACCACATATTTGTAAAGGGTGGTAGGAATCCTACCCGGGGGGTGTTCCTATATTGAGGGGGTGGGGTAAACCCTAGACGCTTTTATTTTTACTTGGGATGCTGGGAATGGTTGGGGGAATACGTGGTGGTTTGTGTAAGTCTTACATTATAGGGGAACACGGGAGTCCCAAAGTCTCTTGTGGGGGTCGGGTATGGGTGGGTCGACCCCGCCAGAACTTTACTTTTAACCATGGGATCAGCTATAACAGAACCATGCAGAGCAATAGTGCTGT